GTACAGTTGATACGTGTAGTGCTCATCGAGCCAGGCCAGCTCGATGTAGTCCCCTGTGGTTGGTGTTCCGTGCAGTTCAAAAATAGCGGAGGCCGAACCATAAGTGCCACTGATCGACGTAGCATAGTCCGAGAGTCGAACTTTGTATACCTGCTCGACTCCTTCCGCCTCCGCCCAAACCCTGAGATAAGGCCAGTCCACCGTCGGGTACCAACTCGAATCCAGGGGAATACAATTCGTTCGCGTCTCCTCGTACGTTAATTGCAGCCCGCTCAGATCGCCGTCCGGGAGATTGCGAAACGCCGGATGTTCGAAGACGTTATCTCGGTTCCATTCGATCACCGCCCAATCGAACTGCTGCCGCCAGCATCCCGAGACCGTGAAGCCGCTCGCGCTGGTTTCACTCAACGCGGCGATCGCCGACGGATGCTCGAAGTAACATTGCAGGTCTCGATCCGGGCGCAGTTTTTCCAGTGTCTCGGACATGAGCGTCCTATAGCCGGATACTTACGGTCAGGTCCGATCCTGGCACGCTGCTGCCCACCGATGTGATGTCCATACCGATCAGTGCTCCACTGCCTAGAAACGGCAAGCCGAATCCTTTTACGACATTCGAAATTTTGCTGCCGGCCGGAATCGTGAGAGTGCAGTAAGAGGTCCCGTCGCAGTTCACTTGCAGTTCCACCGGTTCCCCCTCTGGCGCTTCTTTTACGATCGCGAAAATGTCGCGTACCGCGTGCGGCGCCTCCACCACCAGTTCGGGTATTGCTCCGGATTGGACCGCCAGGAATCCGTCCATCTGCAGCGAATATTGCCCACCCGCTAAGGTCCGCAAGCCGCTGTCCACGGTCTGCGTTAGCGCAATCGCACCCACCTCGCTCGCACCCACACTGTTCGTCACGAACAACTCCGCGCTCGCTACGCGTACGTTCGGCAGTGAAATCGGAAATGACCAATCACCGCACGCCGGACTCCCGAAAAAGTCTTTTGCGAACGGCACGATCGCTACCATAGGCACCAGGTGGTAAACCGGCGTGGCGGCGCCATGAGCCGACGCCATCGTTGTATGCATCGCCCGCGTGACTTCGTAACGTGTTCCGCCGTTGAGCACGGTTTCGACGCGCACTACCTCTGCTTCGATCTGAATGATCGAACCAGCCTGGGCGCTTCCCGCACCATCCAGATCGATGAATGTATCCCCAGCGCCTATGCCCGCGGCTAGGTGGAACGGAGTCACCGGTCCCAGTTCATCCCAATAATGCAGCGTCAGGCTTCCTGCCGTGACCGTGTGCGTATTTGTCAGATCCGTGAATCCAACGCCGGTCAGTTCAATCCTGCCAGGCCTCCCCGCCGACATCGTCAGCCCGAATATCGGGGCCGGCGGGACGTCGGCATCGCTGCTGCCCGTCCCGCCTATCACCCAACGGGTCACTGTCGACAATTCGTATGGCGCTTCCTGATCGTTCACGTTCGCCGCCCGTCCCACGATCTCCACGATCGCTCCGGCGCGATTAGGGATCTCGAATTGGACTGGGCTCGTCTTTCCAGCGGCCCCAAAATGCCAGCCAGCTTCAGCAATCACAAAAAAGCTGGTTGCGTCCGGAGCGATGTCCCACTTAGGACCCACTGTCAGCACGGTCGACGTGTTACTCAACACGGCGCGCTCCTGGCCCGCGCCCAATCCTCGCGTAATCCGCGCCATCATCCCGCGATAGCCATTCACCGGCATACTCAGCGTGTCATTCCCGATCGTATCCGCCGCGTGCAACGCTGCCGCATATTCGGGCTGTATCTCCAGTCGCCAGTAAAAATTCGCGTGATCGAAATTTTGATCCGGGGGCCCTGACAGTTGCTTTGCTAGTCCCGTATCGCAAAACGTACTCGCAGGAGTCTGGTCTGATGCGATCCGGAAAAGCTGCGAAGGATTAAGGCCCCGATAAACTTGGAAAACTGCAGCATTCGTGCCGAAGCTCAAGCCATGCAACGTCACCGCATTCGTCGCCTCGCCGGCCGGAATCGTGGCCCTCACCAGAAACGAAAGCCCGCTCTCCCGCCCGGCTGCGTCCACGGCGCTGATCGCATAGTAGAGCGTCTGTGCACCTGTCAACGTCCCACCCGTGCCGAGCGTCGCCGCCAGACTCAGTAGTGGGATCGGAGGGGCCCCCGTGTACACGCTACCCGGCGCGGTGAATCCAACCGCAACTTCCGTCGCTACGCTTCCGTCCGATGCCTCCTCCGCGTTCTCCGTGATCGTGAATTGCACATCTCCATTCGCGTCGGTGGTGTCGCCTACCAGCGGTCGCGGCAATCCGATCCGGCCTCCCGGTTCCCGCCCGCCGGCCTCGCCCGGAACCCGTCCGTTCGTGTCCGCGTACCACGCGTCATTGTGGATCTGCGCCGTGATCGTCACCGTTCGATAGTTCAGAGCCGGCGCGACCTTCAGCACGCGAAAAGGCTGCCGGTCGAGGCCTTGCTTCAAGTACGTGATACTGATCAGATCCCCCGGACGCAGCCCCAGCCCACGTACGCTGGTCTCGAAGTCCACGTACGTATTTCCCGCTATGGACCGGTCCAGGTTGAATTTCGCAATCCGCGCCGCCTGATCGAAATTCGGAATGCCCAGCGCACTCAGCCCCGCCGTTATTTCTTGTCCTGCGCGCACCGTGTCGTCCGCATCCACCAGTTCGAAGCTATCCTGCTGGTATCCGTTTAGCTCGTCTTGGAACTCGAGCGTAAACCGATTCGGTGTATCCGTCGTGCTCCGCGACCATATCCGAATGCTCGGTTCGCCATTCTCCCTCCGCAGAATGCTCGAGAAGCCGTTGCTGCCGTCGCCGAATTCGTAGCCCGGCCATCCCCCGTCGAGCGTCTCTGTGCTGTTGGTCCACTCGAGCTTCGTCGGCTGTTGCAGCGCCATCGTGTTCTCCGCGCGAAGTTGCAGGCGCCCGCCCGGGCCGTACGTCAGATACAACCGAGCCGCGTTCCGGATTCCCCGGATTACTTCACCTGCACTCCGCCGTTTCTGCAGAACCAGGTTGCAAGCGAAACGCGGAGTGAGAATGTCGTTGCCGTTCAGATCCTTCGCCGTGATCAGTTCGGCACAATAGGCCGCGGCGTCCGCGAATCTGGCCATATCGACCTCGTCCGTGCCCCAGCCGCTGCGTTGCAGCATATCCAGTAGGACCCACGCCGGATTGTTCGTGAACTGGTCGCCCAGATACGCTCCGTCGACGTCATACTGCGGCAACTTCAAGCCCTCGAGCAGCACTTGCACGCGTGGCAGAGACTGCCCGTCATGGATGCGATTCGGAACCACGAGCGACATGTATGCCATGCTGCCGTAAGCATCGCCCGCCTCTGCACCGGTCGCATCCTGGAAGTCCGGATTGAACGTTCCGGTGCGATTTCCGGTGCTCATGACGCTGAACCAGCCTGTGCCTGTCATGTTTGTTCCTGGCTGACCGAGCGGAATTTCGATGTCGTTCACCAGCACTTTGATCACACCTTGGATTTCGCCGATTCCCAGCAGAACTTCCATATGTGTTAGGTTGCCGTCATTGCGCGCGAATACGATCGGCGGCTTGTACCACGCTGTTCCGTAGACCACCGGCACAAAGTCGTTGTAGCGCGCTTCGTTCTCCGTCGCCGAAGATACGTGCCATTCCTTATCACCCGAAGTCCTCACCTGGATCTGCGACGGTACAAACTCCACTCCGCCGAACCGTCTGGTCACACGCGTCTCGTTATCCTGGCGGAACATCCCCCGCGCCTCGCAATCCGAGCGCGTGAAGCTACACGATGTATAGGGCCCATCTCCGCTCATGTTCCCCACGCCACCGTCCACATCCACCGAGTAGCCGCAGCGGAAAAAACGTGAGTAACGGCCCTTCTGCCCTCCATCTTTAGCTTCCGTGCGCTGCTCCGTCGTAGACGGAAAGTTCCAGGGACACCGTCGCTGAATTCGAACTTGCGGCAGCAGCACTCTCTGCATGCTCATTCGGTTGATCGCGCTCAACCGGAACGTCGCCTCCCGAATTTCTTCCGGCGGATTCGCGATTCCCTGAAACAAGACTATGTTCTCTGTCGTAGGCGCGTCCGCGCCTAGGTCATAAAACAAAAATCGCGCTGTTATTTTGGCGCCCTTGAAACCCACAGTGCGTTCAATCTGTGAAAAATACGAATCGGCATTCGCGAGCGTGAGCGAGATCTTCGGAATGGCGTCCAGCCCCTGATCCGAGGCCGTTTGCATCGTGAACAGGTTGTTCTGCAGCACTCGCGCGCCGTAAACGTCTCCAAGGATCGTGACTTGGTGTGTGCTCCACCGCTCCACCTGCCCATTAGAAAGTTCACAGTCGAACACCAACAGCGGCGTGTCAGTCACAGACTGCTCTTTAGCTTCAAATATGTTCTGGAGAGCCATGCCTCAATTCGTCCACAGGTGAATCGTGCAGCAATGCCGGCCCGGCCCCGTCATCGAAACCGTCAGCGCGTTGTCCCGAAAACGGGTGGCCGGATACACACCGCCCGCGGATGTCGTCTTCCTGTAAGGAGAGGCTCCAGTTTGTGCCTCCACTTGCGCGCCGTACAGATCAATCGCAGCCCCTGGCGCAATCTCGATTCCAAACGACACGCTGGATTCCGAGTTCCCCGAGTTGGCCGCATACACCAGCCGGTTCCAGTTCACTCCGGTTTCGCGTCTTGCCGATCCACTTCCTCGAAGCAAGGAAATTTCTCCGGCCCCGCCACTGCGCGCCCAAACACTGAACGAGTAATAGTAATTCTCCGGAACATTCAACGTCTGCCGCAGCCGCAATGGGGCTGCCGTGGGATTGACCACGTGAAACGCCGCTGTCGATCCCATCGGATCGCTTACCCCACTGCTCATCTGGAGTAGCGGGTCTTGCTGCCATGCCGCCTCGTCAAATTTTTCGCTCCATACCAGCAAATTGTCGGTAGGATCCAGAAACGTGAAAGTGCCGAGCGTCCCTTCCGCCCTCATGAAGAAATCCAGCAGCGACCCGATCTCCGCGTCCACCAGTTCCTGATATTTCAGCTGCCATTCGATGCTGGACGCCATCGGATCGGCCAGCTTGATCTCCCGTCCGTCCAGACACTGGTTCCGGATAGTTCGCGTCTGTCTCCGCTTTTGAATTGGGTATTGGCTGGATGCTCCTGTCAATAACTGCGGGAACCATTGCATGCTAACTCCTGTTTTGCTTTACTACGAGCATAGTGATGGCTCTCATCTCATCTTGCAGCGTGAAGTCGAAATTGTCCTGGTCCAGGCTGCAGTCCGGATATTCTGTGCCATCCCACGGATCCACAAATGTGAAGCTTCCATACCTGCCCTCGTTCACCTCGAAAAAGAGCTGCAGCACCGATATTTCCCAGTGATCCAGCAGATCCAGACGAACATGCCATCGCCGCATCGCACCCGCGGTTTCGCGATAGCTTTGCTGGCTGCCATCGATGAAACGTAATATCGAATTGGAGTACGCGACATCGCGCGCAGCCGGATACTGCATCACAGCGTTGGTTTTCAAACGAGGGAAGTCCATACCTAAAGCTCGCTCACCACGTCATTCAAGGCGTGCATATTTAGCATCGCTTCGCGTACGGCTTGTGCAATTTCTTGGCTGTGATCCATAAAGGATCGGCTGTCCATCGCCTGCACGTTGACGAGGATCTGCTGTGCTGTGCCGTTACTCCGCCAGGCCGGACTTGCCGCAGCGGGCTCCGTGTAAGCTCGGACCATTCCGTCCTGCCCGTAGTCCAAAGACCGAATGCCGGATCCCTGGCGCGAATTTGCTGCGGATATATGTATGGACGGCGGCATCGCGTACTTCACTAGGGGTTGTGGAGGCGCCGCATCTCCGCCGCCGCCGAACAGGTTCACCAGCGTGGAGATCAACGGCATCGCATTGAGCCGGTTCTTGCCGAAGTCCAGCGCTGCCGCCTCCAGCTTGCTGCCTACGCTGTTTCCGCTCGTCTTTTCTTGCTGCACTTTTTGTGATTGCTCCTTGGCCGAAGTCACGAAGGGTACGCTGGCCGGACCTTTTGACCCAGCGATAGTTCCGGACTCACTGGCATCGTTCCGTGCCAGCCAGTCGCTCGCACTATCCACCTCCTGCCGCGCCGTAATCGGTTCGAGATCGTTCTTGCCCGGATTCATTGACATCTCACTCAGACTCTGGACCTGCTGCATCTGGTCGTTCTGCACCAGCCTCTCACTCAGACTTTGGAGTTGCAGCCCGCGCGCGACCCGGTCAAATTCGATTTCGCCCGCTTGTTTCGGTGTCGGCAACGCATTGAGACTTTGCATCTCCTGCCCGCGCGTGATCCGCTCATATTCGGCCCAAAGTATTTCTTCCAGTTTCTGATCAACCATTCCGTGTCTCCACTTCCCACTCCGCTTCCAGAATCAGGAACGCCTCGGCGTCCCTCGCTCCGATGGCCTCGGGCCACTTAAGCCTTAGCCTTCGGCGCACCAGGAATTCCTCGAGCCATGCCATGCTCGATCCGGTTATAAACGACTTCGGACACCTGTTCGTTGACGCATGCTTCCGCCCCCACACCACACGATCCTCGGTTTCCGTGTCGTTTCTGAACCCGCACCGCCGTCGAATATCCAGGCCGGCGCTCCGGCACGAGTCGCACTTCCAGCCGGCCTGGTTGGAAAACAAATGAAAATGGAAGGCGACGATCAGTTTTTTCTTTCGTCTTCGGACAAACCGCACTCCGCTTTGACCGCGGCCAAAGCCTCCCGGAACAATTTCTCCGGACCACGTGATACCAGGGACTCGGGCGTGGCCGGAGTTCCGTCTAACTCCAGTCCGCCCACCTCCGTGAGTCCCCAGAGTACGTAGATTCGATCGATTTCCGCCGACAGCAGCGCCGCGTCCATTTTTGCTTTGGGACTCTCACCCGCGTTCAGGAATTCCACGCGCTCGGCCAAGTCCCGAATACGCCGGGTCAGTTCCATCCGCCGCGCAAAAGACATTTTTTGCACAAAAAACCAAACGCCCGGTAAGATGCCGGACTCAATCCTCGAGCAACTCGAATACTCCATACAATCCTCAGTCAGTCTAATGTCTTGACCGCGTGATCTATGCTTATCCAGCAACCGCTCAGGCTCCTGGTTCGGTGCAACATACCAGCCGCTGCACCGAGCCGCGACCGTCAGGGAGCGGTTGTTTGAGTAAGCAGAATCATCTCGCGGCCACGATACTAGTGCTACCCGAATGCCACCACGATTTCATCGTCTACAGTCCCCTGTGCCCGCGATTCCTTGAACCGCCACCGCAGCCGATGCTCGCTGTCGTCGAACTCCGGCACATCCGGCACCAGGCTTTTCAGATATACTCCCACCAGTTGCTGGCTCTGTTCGCCAAGCTGGAACATTACCTCGATGGGCGATTGTTGCCGCGCTGCCTGGTACAGTGCTACCGTCGCGGCATCGTCCTGTGCAAAGAGTTCGAACTCCAGGGATACTGAACGCCGGCCGGGCGAAATGCTCCGCGGCACGTTCGAGCCGAACTCTCGCGCCCGCACATCCAGGGTATTATCCACAAGAAACGTCGCGCTAGCGATTGTGTAGAACCGGTCAGGGCCGTTCCCCAACCACGCTTGGCCCATGTTTCCCGGCACAATCGAGTAATCGAAAACCTCTACTTCGGGTTCATCCGGAAACTCGGTCAGGCCTCCAGCTTCACTGGAAAAACTGCCGCTGTCGATCAGGTCCTGCGCCACACCGCTGAACTCGAATTGGTGATAGTCACCATTTACCTCGATCGCCAGCCGGTTCACCGCCGCCCCGCAGAGAATCCGCTGCACTGCCGGCGACGGACTCCAGTAGTCGAAAATGCTGATGCTCGGCAACTCGGTCGCCGGCGAATAGCACATCGTCCCACCGATCGTCTCCCCCGCCGCAGGCGCTACCGTAAACGGTGCATTGACTTGCACATGCGTTGTATCGGGTACCGCCGTTACGAACCTCATTTCGCCCGAAAACGTCACGGCCTGTCCCGGTGCCAGTCCATGCGCCCCGCCGAAAGCCAGCGTTCGTCCGCTCGACCCGCTCCCCGCGGCGCCGCCGTTGAATTTTAAGGGCGCCGCCCCCAGCCCCGCCTGAAACAGCGGACCCTGGCTGGGCTCCTGCGCCGGATCCGGCCAACTCGTCATGTAGGTTCGAAGATCGAAGGTAGTTCTCCGTCGGCCTCCTGGCGGAACACCCGTAAATGTGCGGCTCCCCGTCTTGTCCTTGCGGTCAGGAACTTCTAACTGCTGCCGCGTGGCCAACTTTACCGCCGGGATCCGCTGCTGTGCCGTGATCCCCGCTACTTGCCCGTAACTGCTTTCCAGTGCGGTATAAAACCGGTTTGCATTTGAAGAAATGTATGACATGTCAGTTGCTGCTCGCTCCCACTTCAAACGTGATTCTTGCCGTCTGAATAAAATTCC